TAACCAACTGAGCTACCTCGCCATTATTTTTTTCAGGTTGCAAAATTACACTTTTTTTTTGGTATATCCAAAATTATATTGAAAAAATTTATACCTTTATAATATTTTGATTATCAATATATTACAAATATAATTGCTTTATTATCCGAGAAACAACCTTAAATCTACCGAAAAAATAGGAATTTTTTTACCCCTTACATAAGGAAATTTGTTTTTCCCTTCTACTTTTTT